TTCTTAAAAATAGCAGCGACTTTTGATTTACCCATAACTTTGGCACGCTGTTCTCCAACAGTTAAGATTTGTATTTTTCTTGCAAAAGGTTTTGATATCTTTTTAACTTTTGCAACTGTAGCACTAGCATCTGCAGGTGTTGCAAACTTTATACGGACAGTATCTCTGGGATTCTCATCTGTATAAAGTCTTCTACCAGACCCTTTAGGTTTTTTACCTGTGCCTTTTTTTGGATCGGCCATTTAACATTTCCATCTTCTACGGGCCTGTCTTAATCTTGAATTAGGATCTTTAGCAGCTTTAGGAAATTTTTTCATTTGTCCTGCACTTCTTGCACAGAATGATTTACGTCTTTTAGCAGCTTTAGATCCTGGTTTGACTTTGCCAGTGACCGCTGTTTTTAATTTAGAGCCAGGATTTAATTTTCTGTAAGCAGCGACCCCAGCTCGTGTCATCCCTGCTCCAGACTTCGTTGATCTGAAGTTCTTTTTATTTCTGGAAGGCATTGTACCTTGTTTTCTCAAACCATGCCTCCGAATCCCATTTTTTTTCTTTTAGAGAATGTTGCAACATTAGTTGGTTTACCACCAACACCTTGTGCTACAGATCTTTTTCTTGAAACCGCTGATCGTCTTTGTCCTTCTGACATAGATCTTGCTTTAGCTAACGGGACGCATTTTGGATATTTACGTTTTGCATCTTTCTTTTGTTTTGATCTTCCACACTTTGAGAAAGATCCATCTTTCTTTTTACTTCCTATGTCTACCCATTTTTGAGCAAACCATTTATCAAGTCCGTTCTTTGCCATGACATTAATATATCTTGGTTACTTTTTTTCTAGCCACTGCACCGCAACCTCTGGCTACAAAACCACCTTCTTTTAAACCTTGTCTTTTTAATCTAGATGTTGCTTCCATTAATCCACCCTCAGCTTTACTGCCTCTAAAATCTTTTCTCTTAACTCCAGAAGGATCTTTTATTTTACCTGCACATATTCTTGAAGCATATGCATTCGCGTATGCAGACGGGTAAACTTTAAATTTACGCTTCGCTGCCGATTTTCCTCTAGGACATAGTTTAGTCATTATTTCTTCCTTGCTGTTTGTGCAGCTCTTCTAAAGTTTGCTGCAGTCGGTGCACCCTTTGCACCTTTCTTTTTCATTTTACCGCCACGTTTTCTTTTGGCATGAATGTTTGCATAAAGACCTGGACCTGCCATTATGCTCCTATAATTTTTTTAATTTTCTTAGAAGTTTTACCAGATAGTTCTGGCATTTTTTTAGTTGGTTTTTCACCTTTCAACAAAGTTGAAAATTTTTTGCCTTTATGTGTAAAAGTTTTCTTACCCATTTTTCTAGCAAGTTTGAAAGCTGCACCTTTTTCAGAAAGTTGTTTACTCTTATCTCCAACACGAGCTCTTTCTCTATCAGACATTCTTTGTTTTTCTTTTTTAACTTCTGCTGCTGTCTTTGTAGAATATTCTAATTTACCTTTTTTCTTATCATCTCTAGTGGATGTAAAAGTTTTCTTGCCTGATTTTTTAGCTTTTGAAAACTGTTCATCAAAAGTTGGTACAAATTTTTTTCTAATCTTACCTAAAGTTCTTCTAAAAAATCCTACCTTACCACCTTCTTGATATCCTTTAGGTGAAATCTGTTGGTTGTATAATCTATTTGCCATTTACCTTACCACCTTTTTTCATATAGCCCATTTTATTTCTAACTTTAGTTGGAAGTTTAGATAAGCCTTTTTGAGTTTGAGGGTCTACAGGTTTTAATGAACCGCCACCCATCATTTTTTTTCTTCTAGTAGGATTTTTTTTAGGAGCTCGTTCAAGTATTAAAAAATTTTTTCCTTTTGGATTCTGTCCTGGTCTAGTTCTTAAAGGAGGTCTTTTTGGTTTACTATCTTTTAAAGCCCCTGGAACTGGTCTTCCTTTTCCTGCATCGCCATATGCACTTGTAGTTGTATCTTTACGTAAACCTTTTGGTAAATTTTTTATGTTACCACCATCTTTCATCATAGGTCGTTTCATCATCATCATTCCACCACCCATTTTTTTAGTTCTTCCAGTTCCTGTTAAAATTTTTTTAACATCTTTTACTTTAACTTTATCACTAATAACTCCTGCTGATTTTAAATCTTTTAAAACTTTACCTCCAGCTTTATAACCTTTAGGTGTTACTTGTTTATTAAATCTGTTATTAGCCATTATTTTTTTCCTCCATTTCTAAAAATCTGTGTACCCTTTATACCATAAATGCTCGCCACGACAAGGATCCAAAGATTTGTGAACCATGACGGGAGCTGCGAGAACATCTCGAAAAACAATTTTACCTTGTCCATCGCTGTCGGATCGTCCGATACGACTGCCCAAGCAAGCACCAACACGGGCAAACTTAAAATTATCAAAACGGCCTCGTCTTTCCAGTCCGATTGTCTAGCCTCTAACAATTTGCCCTGGTAAGCTTCTTTGCCTTCGGCCATACGAGACGCATGCATTAGCTGTGCCTCTGACATTGCCATCTTCGTCTTCTGCTTGTTAGCATATATTTTACTTCCAGCAGAAACGGCTAATTTTATTGCCGATAACCACATAATTAATACGCTTTAGAGTTTCTTTTCTTTTCTGGCAACATTCTTTTCTGACCGCCAACTGGCATTTCAGGTTTTCCTGTTGCAATGTAGTTAAAAGCTTGGTCAGCAGTAGTTTTAGATCTAGGATCTACTTCAATACTCTGTTCTGCAACTTTAACTTCTTTTATTTTATCAAGTTTTTGCATTTATTGCTCCTTTTTATTAATTATCATCTATCATAACTTGTGCCTGTTGTACACCAGACTTTGCAAGGCTAACTCCAGCACGTAATTTTGCTAAATCTTCGTTCTGTTCTAGTTTTTCATCAAAATTATCTTTTGCTTGCATCAATCTTGCTCTTGCAAGCTCTATTTGTGCCTCATCGTTGTCTTTTTTTCTCTCATTTTCCATTGCACGTAGGTCAACTTCTCTAGATTTTAATTTTAATAGTGGATCATTGTCGAATTGAGATGTAATTTTCTTTTCTTCTTCCATAAAATCTGCTGTCATCTCTGCAATCAACACTGCTTTTCTAGATTCTATCTGTTGTGTTATCTGTTGTAGCATTTGTGCTGCTTGTGGATTGACTGCAGCTTGTTGTTGTAGCATCTGTGACTGCATAATTTGTTCTCTAAACTCTAATTGTACTTGTTCTTGAGCCATGATCGATATGTGCTCTAAAATATTTTTTTGAATCGCAGCCATAATTGCAGGATTGTTTCTAACCATGTTAGTTGCCATGAAACTTAAATGCGCTGTGATGTGTGCTCTGTGATCTTGACCAGGAAAAGCTTGAAAAGGTTTACCAGCCAAAGCATCAATGTGCTCTAACGCAGGATCTTTTGGAACACTAGGTGCAGGTGGTGGTAATATCTGATTAATATCTTTTACACCGATTGCCTCATACATTTTTCTATACGCATTATACAGATTGTGTATCTGCGGATTAGATTGTGCGAGTTGTAATTCTGTTTGTGCCATTGTAATTCTTTGTGCGGTTGAAAATATATTTGGATCTGCAACTGGCATGATGTCTATTCTATCATCAAAATCTACTTGCTTAATGTTTCTTGCACCACCGACCACGTCATACGGATAATCTGGTGGCAGGTATTGTGCTATTACTTTTCCAAGTAATTTAAATTCTTTTTTCATAGCTGCGTAACATCTTTTGTGTATTGCAGACATGACCCGTGATCCACGTTCCAATAACGCAACTGTTGTTCCAACGGCAGCGCCTTGATTACCATCACCCACTTGCATATCAGCAATAGCCGCGAACCTTTGACCAGCGCCAACGACAAGACCCATCAATTGTAACAGTGTTGCTGATGGTTCTTTGTATGGTAATGGAAAGAATGCATCTCTTAAATTACCACCTGGTGCATCTACATCTTTAAACTCACCCGGTTGTATTGGTGACGCTTCGTCTCTAACTCTTACACCTCTTTGTTTAAATCCTGCTGGTAAATTAGATAATGTACCTGCATCTAATAATTGACGGAGAGCAGCCGTTGCGGTTCTGCTCAATCCGCCAATCATGTGAATCAATCCGAAGCCATAGAATCCTAGTCCTGGCAGAAATTTAAAATGGACAAAATATTGGATTTTACTTTTCTTTAGGTCGTCGGGATTGTAGTTACGTCTAATAGCTAGAACCTTTCTGCTACCTTCTTCGACGGTAACAATATAAGGGAGCTTAATACCTGTAGGTTCATTATTAGAGTCAACTTCTTCAAAACCTTCTAAGTCTAAATTAACATGACACTCTAACAAAGTATACACAGGTTCATTCTTACCTGTTTTCTTTGTACCATCTAGTTCACGTTCTTTTTTTGTTAAATCATCATTGTTAGTAACACTTGGTGGTCCTAACTCTACGTCACTATAAAAACCATTGACTTGTTGTTTTCTTAAATCATTCTCTGACATTTTTAACGAATGGATGATTGACTCCGCATCGTCTAATGAGGTAGCCGTGTACGGGACAATCAAATCCTCCGCAGGTATGAATTTACTAACCGCTCTTCCTAAAAGTTGATCGTAGTAAACTTTTTTAAAAGTTGATCCAGCTAGTGGTAAATGAAACAGCATTTGATCAAACTCAGGTTCATACTCCTGCATTTGATCCATCAACAAATAGTTCATATAATCTTTTACACGATCTGATTGTTGTTCTGTTTGTGGTGTGACTACCCCTATGACATCTGTTCTTACAGGTCCTTCTGCAGGTAGTAATTCTTTATAAGCTTGTGCTTGAAACTGTGTTACCGCTTCTGCAAGAACTGGGTGTGTAGCACCACTAGCTCCTTGAAACGGCTCTGTTCTATTTTCGTATTTGAATCCTAATAAATCTAAACCTTGTATATAAGATTGCTCCCAATCTTTTCTGGATGATTTATAATCCATGTAATTATTAACCATGTCATTACCGATTGGATCTAAAATATCGTCAGGTAAAATATCTGCTAAGTTATCAAAATGATTTTCTGTGCCTGGAACATTAACTGCTCCTGGTTCAAAGTTTAATGTAACACCACCATCTTCTTCTGGTGTTACTTCTACGGGACCTTGTTGTTCTGTAACTTCTTCCTCAACTACTTCTTCAGCTGGTAACTCTACTTCTGTTCGAACTTCGTTTGGAAGCGACTTGTCTATTTCTGCCATTTAATTTCTCCAGTTGGATCGTTTTAACTTGTTTTAACGGAACATTCAACCCCTGTGGGTTAGGTCCTCGTAATGGGGGTATTGTGGTTGTGAGCTTTTTTACCATTAATAATATATTCGTTGTTTCTGTTCTTTGATCTCATCCACATAATCTTCTGGATGATCTATCATTCCACCTTGTCTAAATCTCATGATGGCTTGCGTAGTGGAATCAACCAAGTCGTCATGGTCACCAAAAGGGAAAGCGGCGCATTCTTCGATCACCTCCTCTGCAAACTTTTGGTTAGGAGCCCATATCATACCAGATTCAAACAGGGGTGCAACAGCATTTACACGAGCATGCTTGTCGTTTCCTTTTGACGGGGTAAAGTTCATAACGGGTATATCCATTTTTCTTAACTCGTATGTGAGTGGTAATCCTGATGCTTTTGCCTCAATGATAACTGTTTCAGGATTCCAGTATCTATATTGCTCTAGTGCCATACGTCTAAGCTCTGGAAACTCATACCTACCTTTTATAGCATCAAGTAAAATTAGATTGGCACCACTATCTTCTGTTGGATAAAATACACCCCATGTGGTGATAGCAGAGTAATCTGCAGTTTCTTTTTTTAAAAAAGCTGTATCGTAAGATTGTATGACATGGTGTATTTGTGGGATGTCATCATCTTCGTAAGTTCGCCACCATTCTCGTTTTAATATAGCACCTTCTTCACTAGTTGGTTGTTGCATCCACTGTGCGTTCCATTTAGTAACGGGCAAAGCTGCTTTAACTTTCTCTAACTCATCCATCTTCCAATACTCTGGCCACACTGGTCCGTTATCCATGATTGCTGGAAACTCAACCACGTGCCACTTGTCAGCCTTAACTTCTTTTTGTGAAGCAACTAATGCACCTGTTAAATCTTTCGTGCTCCATCTTGTCATTACCAAAATAATTTTACCACCTGGTTGTAAACGCTGACGTGGACCTGACGTGTACCATTCGTAAGCTCTCTCTAAAGATGCTTTTGATAATGCGTCTTGCTCTGAATGTGGATCATCAATGATCAAGAGATCTGCACCACGGCCCGTGATCGCACCGCCAACACCCGCAGCATAATATTCACCACCATCGGATGTTTCCCAACGTCCTGCAGCTTTTGAATCTTCTTGTAATTGTGTTTTAAAAATTTTTCTATAATCATCACTATCAATTAAATTTTTTGCCTTACGACCAAACCTTATTGCTAGTTCTGCTGTGTGGGTTGCTTGAATGATCTTGAGTTTTGAATCACGGCCCACCATCCATGCTGGCAAAAGATAGGATGCAAATTCTGATTTAGTATGTCTAGGAGGCATATTAATGATCAGACGATTTATTTCACCCGTCGCCAATTTATTAAACTTATCTGCAATGTGCCTGTGGTGGGACCCCTCTACAAAATCTGGCCACACACATTTGACAAAAGATAGGAAATCATTTTTAGCCTTATTCTGTATCTTTTTTTCTGCATGTAACACTTGAAGTTGTTTGAAGGTCTTTCGCACATCTGCAGGTAATTTATTTATATCTACCTGATTCAAGTCCATGGTACCTAAAACGTTTTTTACAGGGTATGTATGTATAAATCAAGCATATATATACATATATTAGGATCCCTATCTACAGTTTAGGGGGTATGGGGTCTTCGACACTTTGATTTTTGGGCGCGGTTTAGGATCCATAGACAAAAGAAATGCGAAAAAAAACCACGTATAAAAAAACACGGCCCAGGAAACCTGGGCCGTGTTGGTTAACTAACTA